GCGCAACCCGGCAGGAGTGTGTTCCGCACAAGGATCCCCTGGAACGGCCCGATTACGTCGAGGCCGATGTCCAGGCGATCCGCGCACTGAGAAACGGCGAGGCAACCCCTCGCCAGCAGCAGATGGCCCTGGACTGGATGATCCGGGCCTTCGGCACGCATGACACCAGCTTTCGGCCAGGCGATCCGTATGCCACCGCCTTTGCGGAAGGCCGGCGGCATGCCGGCACGACGCTCATCTACATGCTGAACACAGCACCGACCAACACCGACCCCGACAAAATAGCTATCAGAAAACTGGAGGACGACAGTGGACACAGCTGAAACAATCATTGACGACAATGGCGGCGAATGGAAAGAAGTCCTGGCCGGCGACAACAAGGACTACCTCGAGGTGCTCTCGGAGTATGAGAGCCCGGACCAGTTCCTCCAGGAGTTCCAGAGCGCGCGCAACCAGGACTGGCGTGACCCGATCGCCGGCGACGACCTGAAGTTCAAGAGCCAGCTCGAGCGGTTCAAGTCACCGGCTGACTTCGGCAACGCCTTTCGGGAGTCGCAGCAGAAGATCCGCTCGGGACAGTTCCGTGAGCCGCTCGGCCCGGACGCGACCGAGCAGGACATCGCGGCGTACCGTCAGCAGAATGGGATCCCCTCGGACCCGAATGGCTACCTGGACAACCTGCCGGAGAACCTGGTGGTTGGCGAGGACGACAAGGAGATCATGGGTGATTTCATGAGCGCCCTGCACGAGGTCAACGCGCCGCCGGAGGTCGCCCACAAGGCGATCGAGTGGTACAACCAGTTCGCGGAGCAGCAGCAGGAGCAGCTCGCGGAGATGGACTCGTCACATCACCAGGAGTCGGAGGACTACCTGCGCCGGGAGTGGGGCGGCGACTATCGCCAGAACGTCAACCTGATCTCGGCGTTCATCGAAAAGACCTTCCCGGCCGAGGTGAAGGACTCGCTCCTGAACGCACGCGACCCGAGCGGTCGCGCGATCATGAACATCCCGGGCGTGATGGAGAGCTTTGCCGAGATGGCCAGGGCGAACCTGCATCCGATGGCGCTGCCAGGCCAGACCAATGACCCGCGGCAGACGGTCGAGGACGAGATCTCCGAGATCGAGGACGTCATGAAGAACGACCGGGCGCGCTACAACAAGGACGAGAAGATGCAGGAGCGGCTGCGCGAGCTCTACCGCATCCGGATCAAGCACGGAAGCACGTAACAAAGTGACAGGGAGACAGTCATGCAAACGAACCCAGGTATCTCGATGGCCCTGCTCCGCCAGGGCCTCCTGAAGATGGCGAAGCAGCAGCGATCGCCGTCGATGGAGTACACCGGCATCGACCCGTACCGCTTCGCGTCCAATGCGCGCGACATGGCACCCCGCCAGGGCGCGGCCAAGAAGAAGCGTGGTGGTGGCGTGCGCGGCCGGGCGCTCAGGACGGCGAAACCGAGCGGCCTGGGTCCGGCGCCACAAGGGCAGGGGATGAGCTAATGCCTTTCAAGAAAACGGGCAAGAACGAGTACAAGTCGCCGTCAGGCCGGAAATTCTCGAAAAAGCAGGTGGCCATGTACTACGGCACCGGCGGTTTCAAGAAGGCCAAGAAGAAAACCACCGGCTATTGACCCTGGATAGTGCCCGGGTCTATATTTGCCGGGCACTACCACACTCGCCGGCCAACCTCATTCGAGCCCCGGCAACAACCGGCCCCTGCCGGCGACGATGCGGCCCTCGTCCTGAGCTAACCCGCACAGCGCCAATCGCAGGCTAACCCGAAAAGTGGATACGGACTTTCTATTTTTTGGAGGATGCCTCAATGGCTGAAACTGCGTTCCAAATTCAATACCGGCAGGAATTCATTGCCGGATTCGAGCAGCGCCAGTCCTTGCTGCGCGACTTCGTAACGACCGAGGCGGTCATCAAGGGCAACCAGGCGACGTTCCTGATTGCGGATTCTGGCAACGCGACGGCGAAAACCCGCGGCGTAAACGGCCTGATTCCTGCTCGTGGTGACAATCTGAGCCAGCCGGTCGCGACGCTCGTCGAGTGGCATGACCTGGTTCGCAAGACCGACTTCAACATCTTCGCCTCTCAGGGCAATCAGCGCGCGATCATGCAGATGACCGCGATGTCTGTCGTCAATCGCAAGATTGACCAGGACATCATCACCGAGCTGTCGACCGGTACGGTCAACACCGGTGCCGCTGCAACGGCCGATCTCGGCCTGACCCTGCGGGCCAAGACGATCCTGGGCAACAACGAGGTGCCGTGGGACTCGAACATCTGCATGCTCATCACGCCGGCCTACGAGGCCTACATGATGCAGGAGCCGACGTTCTCGAGCCGCGATTACATCTCGGGCCAGCCCTTCAACAATGCCGACCCCGCCTGGCGCGACCGCCCGGTTGCTTACATGTGGCTCGGCATGATGTGGATCGTTCACCCGCGCCTGCCTGGCGCCGGCACGAACGCCGAGGTCTGCTTCTGCTTCCACAAGTCGGCGATAGGCCATGCCTACAATTCCGACAACATCGAAGCGCGGGCCGGGTACGACGAAGAGCAGGATTACTCCTGGTCGCGTTGCTCGATCTACATGGGTTCCGTGCTGCTGCAGAACAGCGGCGTGGTCATCATCAACCACGACGGCTCCGCATTGGCCGCAGCGTAAGGAGAAGTGAATCATGGCTTTCAATAGCAAAAATCTGACGCTGCTTCAGCCCCGAGTCGGTTCCGCCGAAGGCGAGGCCGATGCAGGTTACGGCACGGCCCTGTGGGCGTATCGTGACATCACGGCAAACGACAACCTGGCTGCCATGCAGACCGACGGCTTCATTACGAGTGCCGCGGACTACGGGCTCCAGATTGGTGACGTCGTGATCATGATCGAGGACACGGTAGACGCATCCTGGATGCTCGTGTCCGGCCTCACCGGCGGCGACGCTGATACGATCGTCATCAGCAACCCGTAACTGGCAACGGGCAGGAGACTGCGCGACAATCCGGGGCATGTTCCACATGGAACATGCCCCTTTTTTGTAACTGGAGAGCAAAATGCCGCAAGCGAAGAAGAAGCAGGCCGACAAAGCAGAAGAGCAAACAGAGGTCGCCGAAACGCAAGCTGCACCCGATGAGCTGCCGAAGGCACCGCCTTTGCCGGTTCCCCGATTCGGCCTGGCCGAAGAAACCCGCAACGTATGGCGATGCTCGGTGACCGAGCAGACGCTTCCGGATCAGTGTCTCGAGGAGGGCTTCTGGGCGAACGTCGCCAATCTGCTCCAGCCTGGCGACACGATCCAGATCCTGGCCGACAACTACCGCTGGCGACTCGATCTCTTCGTCGTCGCTGTCGGGAACACCTGGGCCCAGGTTGCGAAGCTGATGTTTTTCGACCTGAAGCCTGCACGGCCGCACACCACGCTGCCGTCGAAGTACAAGGTTCAGTTCGCCGGCGCGCACCACAAGTGGCGCGTGCTTCGCGATGATGAACCGCTCAAGGACGGTTTCGCCTCAGAGTCCCTCGCCCGGCGATGGGCGCAGAACCATGAGGCGGCCGTCAACCGATAGTCGATCCAGGAAGGAACAATAGCGCAGGGATGCGCTGGCCCAGGAGGAAGAAATGCCGTCGAAATTGTCACTCTACAACGGTGCGCTAAACGTCCTTGGCGAGCGCAGACTTGCGAACCTGACCGAAGATACCGAGGCTCGATACGAGCTCGATGAGGTATGGGACAACGATTTCATAGATCGTGTCCTGCAGATGGGTCAGTGGAACTTCGCCGCCAGGACGGTCGAGCTGATCTACAGCCCCTCGATCTCGCCGACGTTCGGCTACCAGTTCGGCTTTGATAAACCGACCGACCACATCCGCACCCTGATGGTCGCCTACGATGAATACTTCTCGCAGCCGCTGACGCAGTATTCTGACGAGGCGCAATGGTGGTTCGCTGATGTAGAGACGATCTATGTCCAGTACGTCTCGAACGACGCTCAATACGGCAGCGACCTGACACTCTGGCCGCACAACTTCACCGAGATGTCCGAGCATTACCTGGCGTTCAAGCTGGCACCCAGGCTGACCGGCCTGGCGCTCGACTCCAACGAGCTCGAGGCGAAGTGGAAGCGTTGGCTGACCGACTCGAAGGCGACGGATGCAATGGAGTCGCCGGCCAGGTTCCTGCCGGAAGGGTCCTGGGCCGGATCTCGCCGCGGCTGGCGCAATGGCGAGCGCGGTAACCGCAACAAGCTGATCGGCTGATGGCGAATCAGGATAAAGAGCTCCTCGCGTTCAACCGGGGCGTCATCTCCAAGATCGGCCTGGCCAGGATCGACCTCGATCGCATGGCCCTGTCGGCCGAGGTCCAGCGTAACTTTGTGCCGCGCGTCCTGGGCTCGATGATGCTTCGACCCGGGCTCAAGTACGTCGACAACACCGACAACGACCTGGTGGCGAGAAACCTGCCGTTTATTTTCGAGCAGGACGAAACGGCCCTCCTGGAGATGGGCATCGCTCAGATGCGGGTTCGGCTCCCGGATCCAATCACCGGCGAGATGACGCTGATCACGCGGCCTGACGTCGACACGGTGGTTGGCAACGAGTTCTTTACGATCGTGTTTGGCGACTGGTCTGACATATCGGACGTCGGGGGTGATGTCCTATCGCTCGGCACCGGCTTTATCAGTTTGCGCGGCGACGGCATTGACTTCGGCCGGATCGAGCAGGAGATCACGGTTGCTGTCGCTGACCAGGGTGTTGAGCACGCTCTACGGATCGAGGTCGAGGACGGTCCGGTCCGATTCAAGGTGGGCACGGCCAGCGAGCTCGATGACATCCTCTCCGAGCGGCGCCTGGAGCGCGGTGAGCACTCGCTGTCCTTTGTGCCCACCGGGAACTTCTGGATCACGTTCGACAACGAGCGCGAATACTATGCGACGCTGACGCGCTGCTCGATCGAGCTTCCTGGCGTTATGGAGCTGCCGACGCCGTACTCAGTTGACTCGTTGCCATTTCTCCGGTGGGAGCAGTCCGGCGATGTGATCTATGTCGCCTGCCAGGGCAACAATAATGTCGGCAACCCATTGCAGAAAATCCTACGCCAGGATACGGGGCGCTCGTGGTCCGTCGTTGCCTACTTCCCGGAAAACGGGCCGTTCAAGATCCAGAATGTCGGCGGCACGACCATCACCCCCTCGGCGCTGTTCGGGAATGTCACGCTCACGGCCTCGGATCCGATCTTCAAGCAAGCGCACGCAACCAACCGATCGCTGTTTCGGATTGCCTCCCAGGGCCAGGTGGTCACGCAGTCGATCTCGGGCGAGGACCAGTGGGCTGAAGTGATCCGGGTGGTTGGCAATGAGTCCGCCAGGGACATCGGCATCATCATCGAGATCATCGGTGCTGGAACCGCAACATTCACGCTGCAGTTTGCGTTCTCGCCGGACGGTCCCTGGAACGATACCGGCCAGACCTATGGCAGCGGCGGGCCAACGAACACCAGCTACAACGACGGCCAGGACGGCCAGATCATCTATTACCGCCTGGGCATCAAGACCGGCGATTACACCAGCGGCAACTTCAACGCGACGCTGACCTATACCGGAGGCTCGATCGACGGCATCGCCAGGATCTATGCCTTTACCAGCCCGACGGAGGTTCTGGCTCAGGTGCTGCAACGGTTTGGCTCCATTGAGCCGAGCACGGACTGGTGGGAAGGCTCCTGGTCGGACAAGGAGGGCTGGCCGACGGCGGTTGCTATCCATGAGGGCCGGCTATGGTGGGCCGGTCGCGATCGGATTTACGGCTCCGAGTCTGACCTGTACGAGTCGTTTGATGACAACGTTGAGGGTGATGCCGGCCCGATCCAGCGGCAGATCGGCTTCGGCCCGATCCGCGTCATCAACTGGCTGGCCTCCCTGGGCCGGCTGATGCTCGGTACGTCGGACACCTCGGCCAACGTCGGCCTGGCGAAGATGGACGGCAACCATCCCCTGGGCGCCCGCTCAAACTCGTTCGATGAGCCGCTGACGCCGACGAACTTCAACATCAAGACCATCTCCTCGAGGGGCGTCTTTGTCGACCGGACCCGGCAGCGCCTGTACGAGCTCGTCTACGACATCGACCAGCAGGACTACAAGAGCCTGGACCTGTCGGTGTTCGCGCCGGATTACAACGAGGTGGGCATCAAGCAGCTTGCGGTCCAGATGAAGCCGGACATCCGGGTGCATTGCGTCCGCAACGACGGCACGATCGGCATGCTCGTCTACGATCGCGTGGAGAACGTGATCTCCTGGTGCGAGATTGAGAGCGACGGCGCCAGCGGCGAGATTGAGGACGTCGCCGTCCTGCCTGGCGTGGTTGAGGATCGGGTGTTCTACATCGTGAAGCGCACGATCAATGGCTCGACACAGCGGCACATCTGCGAGTGGGCCCTGGAATCTGACGCCCGCGGCAATGCCATCAACCGCATGGCTGACTCGTTCATCGAATACGCCGGACCCGCGACGACGACGCCGTTTACCACTGAGCTCCTGCCGCTCGCCGGCGAGGAGGTCGAGATATGGGGCACGGTGGATGGGGTTGGCACCTACCTGGGCACCGATACCGTGACCCTGACCGGCGCGCTGACGAATCCCCTGGACTCAGCGGCGACGCAGGTTACGGTTGGCCTGGGGTACACTGGCCGGTATCGTTCCGCCAGGACCGCCGAGATCGAGGGCTTTGGGCTCATGGAACGCACTAAAATCCACCGTATCGGCTTCATTGCCAAGTGGATGCACCACCTAGGGCTCAGGTACGGGCCTGACTTCGACAAGCTGCGGAGCTTGCCGCAGGTCGAGAATGGCAAGACGGTGGCCACCGATACGGTTTGGGAGGACTACGACGAGGACGACATCGCCTTTGGCGGCGACTGGAGTCCGGACACGAGGATATGTCTGGAAGCACGCGCACCCCTTCCGGTAACGCTCCTGGCGGCGATCGCTCAGATGGAATCGGTCGAGCGCCGGTAATCGAATCCAGGCCGGCAACCCGGGCGGACATCGAGGAGTTTTACGGGCACCCACCGAGGCACACGCTTCGCGCGATTGCCGTCCTGGTTGACGGAAAGTGCGAGGGCGTGGCCGGTGTTGTTCGGGAGCAGGGGGCGGGAAAATTCTTCTCGGATTTTTCCCCCGCCCTCGAGCCGCACTTGAGGAGCATCACGGTGCTGCGGGCCATCAAGGCCGCGCTGTCACTTTGTTACGTTTATAAAGGCCCTGTCGTGGCAATAGCTGAGCACGCGGAAGGCTGTAGGTTATTGACCCGCCTAGGGTTTACTCACATGCAGGGAGCATATTACGCATGGCTCAACTAGCGATACCGGTGGCGATGTTCGCCGGCGGGCTCTACAAGGGCGTGCAGGCGCGGAAGCAGAAGATGGGGGAGGCCCAGGCCTACCTGGATGCTTCTGACCGCCGTATGGCTGCGGCGACGCGCGATGCGGCCGAAGCTGAGCGCCAGAAGGAGATGGTTCACTCCCGGGCAATCGCCGTGGCGGCAGCGTCCGGCGGCGCCGTCGATACGCCGACCGTCGTCAACCTGGCCGGCGACATCCTGGCGGAGGGCGAATACAACGTCCTGGCCGCCATGTACTCCGGCCAGGAAGAGGCCGGCGGCCTGAGCTTCCGGGCCGACGCCGCGCGCCGCGAGGGCAGCGCCCTGTTCGATGCCGCCGTGATCGAAGGCGTGACCAGCGCGCTGACGGCCAGCTATTCAATGGGCGCCTTCGGAGCGCCGAGATCGGCACCGCCGACCGCCAGCAAGACGATGCCGGCGCCTGCCATGTCGCCGGCGGCCGGCAACACAAAAGGCGCTCTGATCCCCTCCACGGTCCCATCCGGGCCGAGCTCGCCGGCACCTGGCGTGCGAACCAAGCTCTGGCCATAGGAGTAGGTAATGACCGCATCAAAGCTGTTTCGGGTTGAGTCCTTCGTCCAGGGCCTGGCCATCAAGGCTCCGTGCCAGACGTTCACAACCGGACCGATCACGTTGTCCGGGATCCAGACGATCAATACCTACCCGGGTGCCGAGGGGATCCGGGTGCTGGTCAAGGACCAGGCGAATCCGGTGGAGAACGGCGTCTACACGATGGAGACATCTGCATGGCGCCGCGACGGTGACTTTGACGGCTCCAGGGATGTTGTTGGCGGGACGATCGTGCCGGCATGGGACGAGGTGAACCAGGCTGTGATCCAGTGGGCGGTCGATGGTGCGCCGACGAAAAAGACGCCCACCCAGGACTCGATCACCTTCTCGGAGTATTACGACGGCGGTGGCGGCGGCGGGGCTCCGACACCGGACCTGCAAACGGTCACGGATGTTGGCTCTGAAACCACGAATCCGATCACGATAACCGGCGGCTCGAGCTTGAGCCTGGCTGACGATGGCAGCGTATACATCGACGAGAAGGCTGCTGCCCTGGTTTCCCAGGAAGGGTTGGGGCAGCTGTGGATCCGCGCTGACACGCCGAACGTGCTGATCTTCAGCGATGATGCCGGCAACAATTTCGGGATCTCGAAAGAGCAGCTCCTGGATTCGTTCCGCGTTACGCATCAATCGTTGGGCTCGAGCGGCGGGATTGTCGCCTGGGACTACGCGGCCGGACAGTCTGCGGACCTGACGCTCACCGAGAACGTGACGGCAATCAACATCACCGGCCTGCCGGCAGGGGGCGGCCTGTATCAGCTCGAGATCGAGATCCGCCAGGATGCGGCTTCTGCTTACACGATCGCATGGCCCTCGACGGTGGTCTGGCCAGGTGGAACTGAGCCGGATCTTTCAACGCTCGACAGCGTTCACCTGGTCACCCTGCGCACTCGAGATGGTGGACTGAACTGGCTCGGCAACTTCGCCGAGAACTATTCGTTCACGGCACCAGGCGGTGGCGGGGCTGAGAACATTACCCTGTCTGGCACCTCCGTCACACCGAACGACGAGGCTCTCGATGTTGCGGCCGGTCGAGTCTGCAATGCGTCGTGGGAATTCAGGAACGATGGCACGGTCTGGTACTCGATAAACAGCGTATTCACGCAGTTCCAGGACTCGATCGAATGGAACGACGCGCAGGACACGCCGACCGAGGACTTTTGGATCCGGGCCACGCTCGACAGCGGCAGCCTCAGCTCTGGAGCATTGGGGTCCTGGGACAAGATCAGTGGCGCCGGCGGATTGACTCGATCCTGGGTGTGGCAGGCCATCGCCGTCGATGAGCTGGTAACGGGCGTGCTTCGCATCGACATTGCGGATGATGCGCTAGGCTCAAACATTGTCGCGACTGGCTACTACGAGGGTCTGGCGCAAAGGATCCTGAGTTAGTCGCCATGCGAATGGGAATCGGGCAGCTGTTGAAAGCGGGCGCGGGTGGCGGCGGCGGACCTCCTGTGACCGACATCTTCTTTCGTTCGGTGACATTGCCAGAATCGTTTGATCGCCCAGGCGCACCGATCACATTGACGCCGCCTGCCGGCGTCGTTCCTGGCGATGAGCTGATCGTTCAGTACAACGCAAACGCCATTGTGGTTGGCCTGGATGCCGCCAACTCAGGTTGGTTCAACAAGGGATACGCTGTTCAGAATTTTGAGCTATTCCAGCGGACGGCCGATGGCACTTCCGACGATAACTTTATCGTCCCGGCCAACGGTGAGGAGGGGCTGTTCATCATGTCCGCCTGGGGGCGCAGCGATGCCGCCCCATTTGGCCTCGAGAATTTCAGCAACGGTGGCCTGGCGAGCGGCTTTCATCCGACCGATGTCCCGCTGTTCGTGGCCAACTTTGGCACCGGGCAGAACCGGTGCATGAACATCATGTTTGGCTGGACGTTGGCTTTCGAGGACATCGTGGGCACGAACTTTGTTCAGAACTTCCCGGTGGGCGATTACGCAATCGCCTATGAGGCAGCTACGGCACCAGGTCCGGACAACTCAACAATGGCGTTCTTCTGCTATTACCTCTATGAAGCTACCAGCACAGCCCTGCCGGCATATACGCCACAGGTGCTGCCTGCGCCGGCCGTTGGCAACAAGGCGTACCTCAGCCAGCAAACCCGTTGGAGATGGAACTGATGCCCAAGATTCCTGATTACACAAACTTTGGCGCCAGGCCGTCGCTGCGAACGACGCGCCTGGATATGCCGGGAGACGCGGCGAACATCCAGGTTGATTCGCTCAACCGTGCTGTCGAGCAGTTCTCCAGGGTCATGGTTGATGCCAAGCAGAAGAACGATCGAGTCAATTACTCGCGAGTCAAGACGGAGCTCCTGACCGAGGACATCCGAATTCGGCGCGAGCTCGAGGAGGAAGGCAACTGGCGCAACTACGATGAGGACTATCGCGAACGCATTGCCGAGGTGCGGCAGCGGCTCTCTCCGCAGATCTCAGATCCCACGGATAAAACGATCTTCGACGCTGATGCCAATCTCCTGGTCGAGCGCGGATCAACCGCGATGCTGGATAAACGGCAGAAGCGGCTTATCGACTACGAGCTCGGCGAGCTCGGCAATCGCTTGTCGCAGTTCCGGTATGACGTCCTGGATGCTGATCCCTGGACGCGGCGCGAGATACTTCGCGAGGCAAACGAGGCTGTTGATGCCGTGGTCGAGGCCGGCTACCTGGCGGCGGATGTTGGCCAGGCCCAAAAGCAAAAGTTTGTCCAGGACGTCTCCCGGGCTGAGCTCATCGCAATGGATCCCAGAGAGCGCGTGATCTTTTTGGACCGAGCTATTGAGGGCAACGTCGATCCAAGTGATTTCTCACCCGGTAGCGGCACTGGCTCTCTCGCTGACTTCCTTCCGCAGGATGTCCGGATTGAGATGAAGCGCCAGGCCGAACAGGAGATTGAGTCGAAGGACACACTGAACGAGGCCCAGGCGCTGGCCGATCGCGCTGATGAGCTGTTCCAGGCCGATACGGCGGACAACGCAGCAGCCAGGCTGAAGTACATCCGTGAAAACTCGAGCGGAG